GCCGCCCGTTCAGCACCAGTTTCAGGCTCTGGAACACCAAGTTGCGTCATTCCTTTGCTTTGCTCTTTAGACAAATAAGGAACACGTTTTTCTGATCCAACAATGTTTGCGGCAACATTGGCTGCGCCACTTAAAAAGTCAGTAACAATATTTGCGGGAGAAGAAACACCACTAACTACAGCACGAGTAGCTAAACCAAGTTGTCGTCTAAGCAAATCACCTAAACCTTGTTCTTTTGGTGCTTCAGCCGTAGGTTGTGCAGAAGGTTGAGCCGTTGGTTCTGCCTCACCCAAACTAGCCTTAATCTTTGCTAAAGCGTCTTCTTTTGATAAGCTATCAGGCAATTCATAGGATACGCCTTTGTATTCATAAACAGTCGCCATGATGCTTACCTTTAGTCTAGTTTAATAGGGTTTTGTGCTGTGCCAGCTTTAGGGCCGTAGTAAGGCTCTACACCTTGTGATGTACGTCTACTGTCAATCCGTTTCTGAGCATTCTCTTTAGCTTTTGCAGTAGATTTAGAGAAGTTACTTAAAGCCTCAAGTGTTGTCTTCGTATCATTGCCACCAAAAGCCGCAATAAGTTCATTGGCAAAGCGTAAAACGTCTTTATCTGTTTGAACGCCTTTAGCCGCATCTGTCTTCAAGTTGGTAGCCTCTTGAACAGCACGTTGCAAAGCCGCATAGTTTCGGCTCTCAACACTAGAGTTACCAGCCGCATTCTGTGCTTGATAGCGTAGATTGTTTACAGGGCCAAGTTCTAAAGGTGGTTTACCCGTCTTAGGATCAGGAGTCAATGTTGCAATAGCTGGTGCTAATGAAGTTTCACGAGCAGTTAGTGAATCAACTAACTCTAATTCTTTGTCCTCTTCTCTTTGTAGGGAAGGAGCAAGAACTTTCGGGCCTTTTAAAGTATTTGCAAACTCTTTTAGTTGCATTGCAGAATCAATTTTTAGTTGAGCAATTTCTTTTGAGGAATCAATCCGCATTTGAGCAATCTGTTTAGCGGTAGCACCCGCTGTAGCAGCCGCCTCAATCTTTGCATCAGCCAAAACCTTAGCTCTTTCAAGCGCAGCATCAGCAGCAGTTTTAGCCGCCTCAATCTTAGCTTGATTAGCCGCATCTGATGCCGCAGTTTTAGCTAGTGTGGCTTCTGTTTTGCTTTGAGCCGCTGTTAAAGCCGCCAAAACTTTCTCTGGTGGGCCGTATTGGGTCAAAATACCAATAACTTGATCTTGTGTAGCATTAGGGCCAAGTGCAGACAACTTACTACGTAATTCTTCTTCTTGTTTAACATTCAGATTTGTCTTAGCCGCTTGAGCCAAAGATGCTTGCTCTGCAGCCCGTCTTTGTTGTGTTTGAGCAATACTCTCTTGTGCTTGACGAGCATATTGAGCCAAAGCAAAAGCACCTTGTTGGTCACCCATCTGTGCTAACATCTGAGCGCCTTGTAGGATCGATTCAGGGTTAGATTGATCTATCTGTTGAGCAATAGAGTTACGAGTGCTTATTAACTTGAGTTGTGGGTCTTCTATGCCTAAAGCACCGCCAATAGCACCACCAAGACCTTTAGCACCCGCATAGGTCATAGCCGCACCCCTAGAAGCGGGGTCTAGTTGAGCAAGTTCAACACCTTCACGCAAAGCACTTCTGCGTTGTTGCTCACCATACATTTGTGGGTTCATTCCAAACAAACCCGCTACGATATTTTCTGCCATGATGAATCCTTAAGAAAATAAACTGCTCAATAGACCGCCAGCAGCCGTACCAAATACATTTGAAGCACCCAAGCCACTTAATGCTGTTGAATAAGGGTTGGTTGTTGCCGCAGGACTTGTAGCCAAAGCAGTACTTAATTTAGCACCACCCAAACCTAATTGACCAACATTAGCACCCGCAGTAGCCGCTTGTTGACCTAAAGCCGCACCCATTGTGAATGGTTGTTGTCCCAAAGCCTCAAGCCCCTGAATCTGACCTAAAGCAGTTGTATATGGGGCATAGGCGGCTTGCTGACCACCATAATATTGACCCATAGTTTGTGCGCCTTGACCAAGTAATCCCGCACCAAAAGCAACTTGTTGTTGTCCATACTGTTGAGCATTAGCCGCCAATTGAGCCTCTTGTTGCGCACGAGCGTTATACAAAGCCTGTAACTCAGGAGTTGTAGCACCCAAAGTGCCGCCTTGAGAAACAGACAAACCACCACGGCCTTGTTGTTGCAATTTGTTTTGCAAGTTAGCTAGTTCAGTCTCACGACCAGGTTGCAATAATTGCATCTGCTGATTGAGATAATTCTGTGCAACAGATTCAGGTGATTGAGAGATATATTGATTACCCAAGTTAAACAGATTTTGAGCACCTGTTTGGAGAGGAGCAAATTGAGCTTGTGCGCCTTCAGCTTGAGTCAAACCTTGACCCGCTAAAGTAACAAATCGATCTTGAGCATTCTTAGCTTCAGGACTTAGTGTGTACCCTGCGCTCATCAATTGGCCTGTAAATGGATTCACTTGAAATTGTGAAGTGCCAAATCTAGTAGTCATGCCAATAGGTCTAAAAGCCGCAGCTTGTTTAGCAGAAGCAGTTTCAGCCTCAATCATTGCCCTTGCTTTATCAGCGGCTTCTTTAGATGTTTGCTGCTGGAGAAGGCCTGCGCCTGTTGTCAAACCAGTAGAAATAAGGTTTCCTAAAGCAGTATTAGTTAATCCTGTACCAATGCTAGATAAGCCTGTATTTAAACCAGCTCCAATACCAGTACCAAGACCTGACAATCCAGAAGTCAAGCCAGTACCAAGCCCTGTCAAACCTGTACTTAAACCCTCTAAACCAGTAGTCAAAGCACCTGTACCAAGGTTTGCAACAGTATTACCTAAACCACCAACAGTAGCGGCTGTTCCTGTTCCTGTTCCAAGCAAAGATGTACCAAGACCTGAACCAGTTAAAACACCAGTTCCAGTTAAAGCACCTGTACCTGTAGTACCAAGAAGACTTGTTCCTAACCCTGATCCTGACAAAATGCCAGTACCAGTTAGACCTGCCAAACCTGCTCCTGTACCCAATAAGGCAGTACCAAGACCTGATCCTGCTAAAACGCCAGTTCCAAGACCTGCTCCTGCGGTAATTCCCGCACCAGTACCTAAAGCACCAAGACCCGCTGTACCTGCCGCATTTAAACCTAAACCAGCCGCACCCGCTGTTAAACCAGTTCCTAAACCTGTTCCTATTCCTGTACCTGCCGCTGTACCCGCTGTTGTACCCGCTGTCGTAGCCGCAAGACCAGAGCCACCCAACAATCCACCCGCAGCCGCACCGCCTAGAGCCGCTAAAACTACTGGGTCTTTAAAGGCTTCTACTAGTCCACCAACAAATGAAAGGTCTTTTTTGGTTTTAATCGTATTTACGAACTCACCACTAGGCCCATAAACTTGTACTGGTGTTCCAACAGGTTGTTTATCATTTACACCGCCTGTAGTCTTAGATACATAGATGTTTTCTAGTGGGCCAGTTTCTTGAGTCTCACCAGAACCAGTCATTCGATATGAGGCTTGAATCCATGTATCGCCAAGCAAAACTGCATCATTCTGAGGAAGAAGAGGAGCAAGTCTAGCAATAACATCGTTGATAGGCACACCAAATACAGCCGCCATCTGAGATGGAGGTACTCCGTATGTTTTCATAGCCTCAAAAATTTGAAAATCGGTTATGCCTGGTTGGGACAATATAAAATCCCTAACTTGGTCATTTGTCACGGCCATGATGTTTACTCCGCTTCTTTAGGAACTTGCGCTTCAGCCTGTTCTTTGATTTTAAGAATCAGAGGCCAAACGCCTGACTTGCTTGGTAATTCACCAAGAGTCTGCAATACAAAGTTAATCTCGTTAATGTCTAGTTCTAGCTTCATTGTGTAGTACCAGATGTTTGAGCCAATTCAGCCGCAGCCTGTGCCGCTTCAGCAGCCAATCTTTGTGCTTCACGTTCAGCAGCAATTCGTGCTTGCTCTGCCTGATAAGCCTCAACCACCTCAGCAGTCCAAGCCGCATTGCAGATTGCAACAACATTAGCGGGAAAGCCTGTCAGGTCTTGTGCGGGTGTAAGGCTAGAGCGATGGTAAGTCTGACTTAGTTGAACGTCATTTTCCATGATGCGTGTAGCCTCACGATAAAGAATGATTCCGTTCTCCGTGACTGTGATTTGGTCAACAGTTGTTGTTTTGGTAAGTGACATTTTGATTTCCTTTAAAATTAAGCGTTTGATTCATAAGTAAAAGTCATGTTAATTTCACCTACATTAACATCAGAACCAATCCAATCAGACCAAGTGGGGCTAGTTGCGGAAGTTTTCTTTATCATTCTTATAGATGTGCTATTTGGGTTAATTTGTCCACCAGATATTGCCGTTCCATTTGGATTGTTGTAAATGAAAGTTGCAAAAGTTGAATAAGCACTTGTCGTGTTTTGGCTTAAAAAAGGCAGTCCAGTTATAGAAAAATTACCACTTGATGTTGAGTCATCGCTGGTGCTACATTGCAATTGAATAGAAACAAGCCTTCCAATTTTTATATAACTACCACGAACAAATGTTAGGCTTCCCGTGTAATTAACTGTTGCGGGTGTCCAAGTACCTTCTTCATAGTCATCTAGCGTATTAGCGTCTGATGATGCTGATTGAGTTGCAGGGAATGTGATGCCTGTGCCTGTTTGTGGGACTGCACCATTAAGAGCAACAGACCTTGAGCTATTAGTTGAGATAAGTGGATTCCCATCCCCATCAGACAGCACAATGTAGTTGCTTGCTGTGCGAATGTCTAGGCCACCAGAATTTCCACCATAACCGCCAATGATGGTATTCTTTGAGCCTGAGGTTATAGAATTTCCAGACTGAATTCCAATGCAAACATTGTTTACGCCTGTTGCGCTATATCCAGCTTCATAGCCTAGAAATGTTCCATAATTTGCTGTTGAACTATAACCAGCCCTATATCCAACGGCAGTGCTTCCAGTGCCTGTGGTGTAGGTGTGTCCCGCCTGATAACCTACAGCAGTGTTGTTAGATGCTGTGGTGTTGTTCTCTAGTGCAGACTTTCCAATAGCCGTATTGGAAGAACCAGAGGTCAAATCGTATAAAGATGAAGTTCCAACTGCCGTGTTGTAGTCGCCAGTAACTGCTGCACCATTTGACATTGGACCTTGTCCGATGGCTGTGTTCTCTGTGCCTGACGTGATTTTGCTACCAGCAGTCTCTCCAAAAGCCGTGTTGAAACCGCCAGTTACAGCCGCCAAAGCACTAGCACCCACAGCCGTATTGGTAGCCACAGCACTATTACCACGGCCAACAGTCAACAAGTTAATTGTTCCTGTCGTGGTCAGAGTGGTAAACGCACCAGTATTAGCCGTAGTAGCACCCACAGTGCCGTTAATGTTAATAGAAGCAGTACCAGTAAGATTAGTTACAGTGCCACTTGCAGGAGTTCCCAATACGGGAGCAACAAGAGTTAATGATGTGCCGTTAGTTGTAGCACCAGTAATGCCACCAAATACACCCGCATTATTGTATTGAACTTGAGTAGTAGAACCGCCTGGTGTTCCACCGCCACCAGAAGCCGCAATGGTCTGGTTAGGCCATGTGCCAGTAACAGTTATGTTTGTTCCCGCAACAATGCTAGGGGTTGCTGTTCCTGTACCGCCATTGGCTACGGGGAGTAAACCTGTTACACCTGTAGTTAAAGGCAAACCAGTTAAGTTGGTTGCAGTACCGCTAGAGGGTGTTCCTAATGGGCCACCAGTATCGAGAAGTCTGACCCACGCACTGCTGTGGGCAAAATACATTGCAGCGTCTGAGTGGCTGTGAGCCAAAGCCCCGTGATAAGTAGCCGCAGATGGAAAGGCCGCTTGGTTAGCGTAATAGAAAGGAATCACCGATCCAACTTGTGGGGCAGTAATTGCACCATCATCAGCAACTGTAACTAAACTGTTTTGCAGTAATTTGCCTGTTGTTGAGTCAAACCTTGTGATTGCATTATCTGTTGAAGAAGCTGGGCCATTAACGTCACCCGCACCAGAGGGAGTAGACCAAACACCATCACCACGCCAAAACGTAGAGGCAGATGCAGATGTTCCGCTATTCAGATTGGTAACGGGTAGGTTGCCTGTAACACCTGTAGACAGTGGTAAACCTGTTGCATTAGTCAATGTTGCGCTAGTGGGTGTACCCAAGATAGGAGTCACCAAAGTAGGCGAGGTAGCAAATACGTTTGCACCAGTGCCTGTTTCATCAGTTAATGCCGCTAAAAGATTAGCAGAAGTAAATGATCCCAAAGACGTTGCATTACCTACAGAAGTAACAGCACCTGTTAGATTGGCGTTTGTTGTGACTGTTGCCGCATTGCCTGTTGTGTTTTGATTAAGTGTGGGAAAAGAAGTTAAATTTGCCGCAGACCCTGTAGGTGCAAGCACATCTGTACCAATTACCAAACCTAAGTTAGTACGAGCATTGGCGGCTGTTGAAGCACCTGTTCCACCATCGGCTACTGTAATGTCTGTAATACCTGTTACAGAACCACCTGTGATTGTTACGCTAGAGGCCGCTTGTGTGGCAATAGTGCCTAGACCTAAGTTAGTCCTAGCATCAGCCGCAGTAGAAGCACCAGTACCGCCATCAGCAACCGCTAGATCGGTAATACCAGTAATTGAACCACCAGTAATTGCGGCAGAAGCATTGTCTGTCTTAGTCGCAACAGCAGTAGCGATATTGTTGTACTCAGTGTCAATCTCAGTGCCTTTGACAATCTTTAAAGGATTGCCAGGCGATAAGTTGTCTTTAGTCGCAAAGTTAGTGGTTTTGGTGTAATTACTCATGGTTTACCTCTTAGGCCATTTTGCCATCTTTGGCTTGAATTTCAATCTTTTGTAGGGATAACTGAGTGCCGTTAATGGTTGTCTCATAACCTGTCTGGACAATCTTACCCGCACCAGATGCGTTTGCTCTCAATGTTTTAATTGGGATGCCACTTGTGTATTCAGCAGTTCCATATTCAGCAACTCCATACTCATAACTTACTTGGGTAGGAATGTAGATATTTTGAGCTTGATAAGCACCTGAGTAATCAAAACCCCAATTGATAGTTAAGAACTGGTTTGACCCACCAATCACGATTGCTGAAATAGTCTTTAAAACAGAAATCTGATTTGGGTTTCCAAGGTCAGCATTGTTGGTGTAGTACGCAAATCGGTACGTTGTAGTGTCATCTATGTAACCACCATACTTACCGATATACCCATTCTTACCAATGTACAGGTCGCCATTACGCAAAGAACGCAAGGCAGTTGGTGCAATTGAGTCCCATTTGGTTACACGGGAAGCACCATCTTGCAAAGATTGTTTGGTATCAAAGCAATAAACTTGGAAAGTAGCGGGTAAAACTAACAAATAAAAGGCTTCTTTTTCTGAGTAAACAGACTTCAGATTAGCCAATGTTTCGCCAAGCAATGATGAATTTAGGTCAAAACGCACGTTCTTAGACAAGTCTCTCAGGGGTGCAGACTTCTCTTGGATAGTCCTCATCAGTGAGCGAACACCTGAGTCTGACAAGAAAATCACATCTGAGCCAACGCTTTGAATGGTATCTCTAGCAATACATCCGATAGAACCAATTGTGTCGCTCAGAACTAAGGATGCGGGTGTAGAAGCACCAGAATACACAAGAATTTGCCGTTTACCAAAGATAAACAAGAAATCATTGTGAGCTGCCAAGCCCATCACTTCATCAGCACCATTGGGCCAGACCCTAGAAACATCGAGTGAGCCAGAAGTGCCGCCACCCCATACATGACCTGCAATCAGATCAGAGAAGGTAATGGTTACTTTGTCAGTAGACGTATTAGCCACCCACAAGCGACCAAATGCTGAGATAGCAATGTTTGCTTGAGGAACAGTAGCTACATAACCAGACTTCTCAGAAACTCTGCGATAAGTAGTTGTACTTACTGCGGGGTCATAAATCAGAGGATCGTGACCAGTTTGAAAGAAGTATGCAATGCCATTCAAGGAGGCAGTTTGCCAGTTAGATGCCGTGATAGTAGGAGCAGTACCGCCACCACCATAGGTCAACTCAGTCACCGCATTAGAAGTGCCGAGTTTGAATATCTTGTTGTTGCCAGCAAATAGAACTGTAAGAGTCCCGTCAGTCTGGACTAACTCATGGATTACACCAACGTCATTAGCACCTAAAGCACCAGAGGAAGAGTTAACCCTTGACCAACCTTTTCTAGCACCAATACGACCATACTGATCCAAGATGCAGTTAGTTGCAACCAAAGCAAAGCCAGCCCCTAAATCAAGGGGAGAATCTTCAGTATTCAGGCCATAAAAGCCTGGTGCTG